ATCAAACCGAATGACCAGGTGTAATCCCCATCGGGACCGCCCAGGACTTGTTTGTTCATCTAGTTCTCAGAGCTAGTCCTTACTATAGTAGTAATAACATAGATCTGTATTCTATCAGATTTATAGGAACCATACCATACTATTGACCAAACTATATCTCACTCCGTAAGGAATGTTAATAGAAGTAGCCTTATTATGGTGTTGTAGCAATACTCACTAATATCTTAGTGTTAGGCAGGTACTCTGGTGTAGAGGGTTTATATCTACATAAAGAGTATCCAACCTAGAAGGTAGCTAACCTTCCCTTTCCCTAACTAGGGTGGCTGCGGCCCGACTAATTATTAGTTGGAAACCGAAGTTTAAGAAGTGAAATACATAACCTCAAAATGATTAAAACAATCAAATTTAGATTAAGTAAGTTAAATTTAAAACTTAACTCACACCTTAATGCCATGCTATTCGTAAAAGATAGCAAACCAATACTTAACCATACATTTATGTTGGTTAGAATATTGGTTGGGAAGATAACCCCTAACTGGGTTAGATTAACTGTAATACTAACACATAGGATGTCACTTATCTTACGATCTCAGGGTCTTAACGGTTACGTTAAGCATCTTAAGGTCTTAAGTGTAGTGATACAGCAAGTAGCTGGTGGGCACTATCAAAAGGATCTTACCTCTTTAGGTCCTAGAATTTCTAGGACATCTGGAGGTCTCCCTCGTATACTTCCTATTGAAGTTAGATCACAAATTAGGACAGGTAATCCTCTATATATCAAATGAAGTTTAACTTTATTTGCTATTTTTAGAGTTTTAAGATTTCCTGCATATCCAAAATTTAAGACCATAACTTCTCCTAGGACAGTATCCCAACAAGGAGAGTATAGACTATACAGTTACATTCCAGTATTTGTGGGACTCTTTATCCCCAAAGAAAAGATGACGACTGAAGCTCTAATGTCTCCTGATCCTTTCCCAATATTTACTAGTAGTCCAAATTCAGATGTTCCTAGTGGTGAAGTTTCTACTTCTCCTCTAAGTATTCTGAGATCTGGAGTTGCCTTGTGGTTTACACCACATATAAACTCTGCTTTGTCTCAATTTGTATCGTTATTACCTTATTCATCTTCATATAAGAATATGGAAATGGTAATAAGAAGATATCTATCGGAACGAATCGGAGGGCAGTTAATTCAATTAGTAAATGTATCTTCAAAGTATGTGGAGAATTATAACATCCCCAAACCTGAGAAGACGCTAAATATTGGAAAATTGGGTCTGTTGGCCGAAGCAGCAGGGAAGGTGAGAGTGTTTGCTATGGTCGATTGTTTTACTCAGTGGGCTCTGAAGCCCCTTCATAAATGGTTGTTTTCGGTTTTACGAAGACACCCAGATATTGATGGGACTTTTAATCAAATGCATCCTCTTTCTAGAGTACCATTTGACGGAACCTCTTTGTTTTCATTCGACCTTTCTGCCGCAACTGATAGGTTACCAGTCTCTCTTCAGGAGAAGATTCTTTCCGTTTGTTTTGGAAAGGAATTTTCTTCTTTATGGAGGACTATACTTGTTGGTCGTACTTACTTCGTAAGGTATAAATCTGTTTCAGGTAAAACTGAATCAAATAACTTATCTTATGCAGTTGGTCAACCAATGGGTGCCTTATCTAGTTGGGCTATGTTAGCACTAACACATCATTTTATTGTACAGTGCTCCGCTTGGATTTCTGGTATTACTCCGAAAACAGTATTGTTTAAGGATTATGCAGTTTTAGGTGATGATATTGTGATTTGAAATAAGGCCGTTGCCGATACCTATCTTAAGGTTATTAATTCCTTAGGTGTAGAAGTCGGTTTGGCTAAATCTATTGTATCCCTTAATGGGAATGCATTAGAGTTTGCTAAGAAGACGTTATTTAAAGGAGAGGATGTTAGTCCTATCCCTTATAAAGAATACTCAGCTGCCTTAGATAAATCTGCTTCCTTCTGTGAGTTTGTGAAGAAATATAATTGCTCTGAACCCGTCATTAGACGGTTATTAGGGCTTGGTTATAAATCATCCGCAAACACATCAAGATGGAAAATTTGAATCATATTATCTACATTTCCAAACACCTGGAAAAAGGTTGAGGCGATGTTCACTTCTCTTTTTATGGAGGTGACCGACTCTACTTTATCCTTTTCCAAACGATGGGACTCTCAAGCAAAGTGGTTAACAGCTATGGATAACTTCTTATTATTGACCTCTTCTTTATATAAGAAGACGGATAGGATGTGAGCAGAAG